GGTAGTTCGCGCCCCAAATGAAACGGCCAAACAGAATATCCATTGAGTTTTGGTTCAGAATGCAATACGCTTCTAGTCATGGATCGATGGACGATGCAAATTCAATTATACTTAGACCGCATTCGTGAGACGGATGCGGGAACAGAAGTATTTTGCAAGCACTGCTTAGAGTGGAAGCCTGCGTCTGGGTTTCACCTCGGCAAAGGCAAATACAAGTCAATGTGCAAGGCATGTCATTCATCGCGCTACAATAAGGCGGCTGGGTATGAAAGTCCTACTGGACGCATGAGACGCAAGGCTGCTAGCGATAAGAAGCAAGTTTGGCTATCTGAGCATCAGGAATGCACAATTTGCGGTGAAGTAAAGGAACGCAGGCATTTCTACAACAAGCAGCGCAAAGCTTATCTGCCATATTGTTGCAGCACACGCAGAACGCATGAGCAGATTGAGATAGACATCGCAGAGCAGATGAAGACATGTTTTGAATGTGGCCTTCGTTTGCCGTTTTCGGATTTTTCATATGGTCCGAATGGGCGTGACAAAAAGAAGCCATATTGCAAATGCTGCCAAGCTGCCATTGGTCACGAAACCTTAAACAGGCCAGAAAGACAGCGGCTGATTGATGAAACTAGCGATGGGACGATCACAGTCTCAGCTTTGAGCAAAATGCTTCGTGGTGCAAAAAACTGCACACATTGTGGAGTTCATCTTACGCAATCCTACCCAGTTAAGCCAACGCAACGAACACTTGACCATGACATGCCACTTATTCGCGGTGGCAGGCATACTATATCAAATATGTCTGTCATGTGCCTAAGCTGTAATTCGGCAAAGCAGGATAGAACTATCGAAGAGTTCAGCAGGATAAAAAAAAAGATGGTGCTATGACTGAAACACAGCCGGAATACATGACGTATGATGAGGCAAGGACAAGAAAAATTGCCGCAGAAGCGTCAATCGCTGAACTGGAACTTGCCAAAATCAGGAGTGACTTGGCTTTGGTGTCGGCAGTGGTTTCTGCATGGGAAGATGTGCTTTCTGCAATGAAAGCAAAACTTATGTCTATCCCAACCAAAATGGGGCCGATCTTTGCAGTAGATGATGATGCTTTGAGCATTCAGGACAAGCTGGAAAGACAGATCAGGGAATGCTTAGATGAACTCTCAAACTATGAGCCACTTTCAAACCCCGCAGGCACTGGAATTATTGTCCATGAGCCTGAAGAAGGCGATGGAGATACTCAAGCCACCACCAAAGTTAACCGTAAGCCAGTGGGCCGACCAAAAAAGACGGCTAAGTTCACAGAGTAGCGCAGAGGCTGGCAGATGGAACACATCAAGGGCTGAATACCAGCGTGGGATGATGGATGCTTGCTCTGATCCAAATATTAAGCAAGTTGTGATCATGTCTGGAGCGCAGCTTGGCAAATCAGAGGTATTGCTTAACATTATCGGTTATCACATCGAGCATGATCCAAGCCCGATCTTGCTGATGCAGCCGACAGTTGACATGGCTCAGTCTTTTTCCAAGGACAGGATCACATCTGGTCTTCTTGCCACAACCCCATCGCTTAGGGGAAAGGTCAAAGACCCTAGAGCAAGGGATAGCGGCAATACCACATTGCACAAAACCTTCCCCGGTGGTGCATTAAGCCTAGTCGGCGCAAATAGCCCCGCAAGCCTTGCTTCGCGCCCAATCAGGATTGTTCTTTGCGATGAGGTTGACAGGTATCCAGTTTCGGCTGGCGAAGAAGGTGATCCTGTTGCGCTGGCTACAAAGCGTTCAATGACATTCTGGAATCGCAAGATCGTTCTTGTCAGCACACCTACGGATAAGGGCGCAAGTAGGATTGAGTCTGCATACCATGAAACTGATATGCGGCAATATCACATCTCATGTCCGCATTGTGATCACATGCAAACATTGAGATGGGCGCAAGTTCAATGGCATGAGAAAGATGCTTCAACAGCGGCATATTATTGCGAGGAGTGTGGGGCTGCTTGGACAGATGTGCAGCGTCATAAGGCAATATCGAATGGAAAGTGGGTTGCATCTGCCCCATTCAATGGCATTGCTGGATTTCACATTTCCTCACTTTATTCGCCGTGGGTGTCAATTCCTGACGCGGTTGATGAGTTCTTGAAGTCACGGCGTGATCCGATGCGGCTGAAGACATGGATCAACACGTTTCTTGGCGAGACATGGGAAGAGCAAGGCGAGAGCATCGACGAAATGGACCTGATGGATCGCCGGGAGAACTGGGGCGAACAACTGCCGGATGATGTGTTGCTGCTGACCGCTGGCGTTGACGTTCAAGATGACCGCTTAGAGGTCGAGATCGTTGGCTGGGGCAGGGGCGAAGAAAGCTGGTCGATTGCCTATGAGGCGATGTACGGCGACCCATCGTCGGCTGAATTGTGGAACCGTCTTGATGTGATGCTGCAACATAAATTTGAGCATTCGACCAAAGGCGAGATGCTGATCAGGTCAATCTGCGTTGACTCCGGCGGTCACTACACGCAACAGGTCTACAATTATGCTCGCCTTCGGGCTGGCCGACGGGTGTTTGCGATTAAGGGTGTCGGCGGCTCTGGCAAGCCCATCGTTGGCAGGCCGTCCAAGAACAACATCGGCAAAATCAACCTATTCCCGGTCGGCACAGACACGGCGAAGGAAATTGTCTATGCTCGGTTGAAGATCAGCGACGAGGGTGAGGGATATTGCCACTTCCCTGTTGACCGAAGCGAAGAGTATTTTCGAATGCTGACGGCTGAAAAGAAGGTAACGCGGTATTACAAGGGCCGACCCAGAACGGAGTGGGCCAAGATCAGGACGCGGAACGAGGCATTGGATTGTCGCGTATATGCGACAGCGGCGTTGTCGATTTTGAACCTTAACCTAGAAGCTGTTTACATAGCAGGGCAAAATCAGGTATCATCTGACGAGCAACCTAAAGCCGATAGACGGCCAAGGATGCCCATGCGGAGCGGCTTCGTTCACGGGTATAGATAAATGGCCAACCTTTTCGACCCTACCAATGCTCCTGAGACAGAGCCGCTGACATTTGTGCTTGGTGATTTTGTCCAATGGAAGCGCAGTGATCTGGTGCATGATTACCCACTTGCGACATACAGCGCACAATATGTGTCGCGTTTGAGCGGTGGCGGCAACACTGAGTTTACGGTGGTTGGGACCGAAACGGATGGAACATATCTGTTCACGATCCCAAGCGCCACTTCATCTGGCTTTACGGCTGGTGACTATCACTGGCAGCTTGAGGTTGTGCGGACATCTGACAGCAGCCGGATCGTTATTCAGCGTGGCGATTGGTCGATCCTTGTTGACTTGGATGTCAACGGTTCTGACCCTCGCTCACACGCTCAGATTATGATCGGCAAGATTGAGAGCATCTTGCAGGGCAAGGCTGACAGCGACATTGGCAGCTACAGCATCGCTGGCCGCTCTTTGACCAAGATGAGTTTTGCCGAATTGATGGAAGCCCGCGACAGGTACAAAGCTGAATACACGCAAGAATTGATTAAATCGCGTCTTGAAACTGGCAAACCCAGTGGATCAACCGTCAAAGTGAGGTTCGCCTGATGGGATTGCTAAGTTTCTTCAAGCGCACCAAGTCGGTTACTGAAAAGCGCGAGTATCAGGCTGCTTCCAAAGGGCGGCTTTATATGGACTTCAAGGGCAGCAACAAATCTGCCGACGCTGAAATCCGTTGGGCATTGCCCGATCTGCGCAATCGTTCCCGTGATCTTGAGCGTAACAACGAATATGCCCGTCGCTATTTGCAGTTGCTGCAAACCAACATCGTCGGTGAAAATGGTTTCCGCCTGCAACTGAAGGGCCGCAATATCGACGGCACTATCGACATGGCTGGAAACAATATCATTGAGGCTGCGTGGGAGGATTTCTCTCGCCTCGGTGGGCCGACAGTTGACGGAAAGATGTCGATGTCCGACCTGTCGAACCATGTTGTTCGTGGCATGGCCCGCGATGGCGAGGTCTTCCTGCATATCGTGCAGAAAAACTATTTGCGTCATGGCATCGGCTTCCAGATCATCGAGCCGGATCGCGTTGACGATAAGATGAACGAGACGCTGCGCGACGGCAATCAGGTGCGCATGGGCATCGAACTGGATTCGCAGACCCGCCGTGTCGTTGCTTATCACGTTCTGGTAAACAATCCCGGCGACTATGATTACGCCACGACCACCACGGGAATCTTCCGGCAGCGCATTCCTGCGGATCGTATGCTGCACGTTTACGTTCAGGAGCGTGCCGATCAAACACGGGGCGTTCCGTGGCTTGTGACGGCGATGCCAGCGTTGAAGATGCTGCACGGCTATCGTGAGGCTGAACTGGTTGCAGCCCGCGTTGGCGCGGCTAAAATGGGCTTCTTCACGTCGCCCGCTGGTGACGGTTTCACGGCGGATGGATACGAAGACAGCTTCACGCCGATCTATGACGCAGAGGCTGGCACATTCCACCAGCTTCCGGCTGGCGTTGACTTCAAGGCATTTGACCCGACCCATCCGACATCTGCGTTTGCAGATTTTGAGAAAGCCATCTTGCGCGGTATCGCTGGTGGCCTTGGCGTCAGCTATACGGCACTTGCCAACGACCTTGAGGGAACCAGCTATTCCTCTATTCGCCAAGGTGCGCTTGAGGAACGCGATTTCTACAAGACGCAACAGCGGTTCGTGATCGAACACTTCATCGACCCAATTTTCCGCATTTGGATGCGTCATGTCATGGATTTCGCACTGATTCCGATCAATGGGCCGGGGAAGTTTGACAAATTCGCCTTGGGCATCTCTTGGCGGGCGCGTGGTTTCCAGTGGGTTGATCCGCTGAAAGAGATCAATGCGGCGGTGGTCGGCCTGCAAAACGGCATCATCAGCCACACCGACATTGCCGCCACCTATGGCCGTGATGCGGAAGAGACGTTTGCGCAAATCCAGCGCGATAAAGAGATGGCCAAGATATTTGGCCTGACGATGGCTTATGAGCCATTCGGCAACAAGGCTCCTGTGCCTGCGACTGTGGATGGTGAAAATGCCGTATGAGCCGACATCTGAGATGAAGGAAGAAGCCCAACGTGGGCTTGATTGGCGCAGAGAGTTTGGCCGTGGCGGCACAGAAGTTGGCATTGCCCGCGCCCGTGACATCGTGAACGGCAAGAACCTGTCCGAAGATACAGTCAAGAGGATGCACAGTTTCTTTGCCCGCCATGAGGTTGATAAGGAAGCCCAAGGTTTCCGCCCCGGCGAAGATGGCTACCCGTCGAATGGCCGGATCGCATGGGCATTGTGGGGTGGGGACGCTGGCAAGTCTTGGGCAGATGACATCGTTGAAGACATTGTGGATCAGGAAGACATGGATATTGAGGATGAGAGCCGTGCTGATGGCGCTCGGCCTTATCCCAACGAACACGCAGCCCGTATCCACGATCCAAGCCAGTATGAGGCTTTGCGCCGTCGCAATGACGCTGGCGGCAAGGGTGTTGATTTCATCTTTGGCATCAAGGACGGCACAAGCGAAATCCAGGCTATCCGCTTTCGGACACAGTTTTTCACTGTTGATGAGGCCAAAGCATGGTTAAAGCGCAACAACTTTGACCCGATTGAGTTTGAGCCTGCCACCAAAGATGCTCGCTCTATGCAAGATGGGGGTGAGTTTGATATGATCTCCCGTGAAATGGAGGAAGCAGCGATGGCTGACGAAGAAAACATTGATCAGGTTGAGGCTCAAGATGATGATCTTGAGATGGAATCTGAGCGTTATTCGCGTGATGGCCTTGAAGTCCGCGCCATGCACATGGAAGAACAGGTCGTTGATACGGGCAAGCGCCGGGTAAAGGTTGCTGTCTCATCCGAAGAGCCTGTTGAACGCAGTTTCGGAATTGAAATTCTCGACCACAAGTCCAGCAGCATTGATCTGTCGTTCTTGAACTCTGGTCGTGCGCCTTTGCTGTTGGATCACGATCCGACCCAGCAGATCGGCGTTGTGGAATCAGTCACCTTGGATGGCTCGGCACGGCGTCTCCGTGCGACTGTTCGTTTTGGAAAGAACGGGCTGGCCAAAGAGGTGTTTGATGATGTCGAAGATGGCATCCGGGGTAATATCTCGGTCGGCTATCGCATCGACAAACTCGAAAAGGAAGGCAAGGAGACATTCCGCGCCGTTTCTTGGATGCCTATGGAAGTTTCCATCGTGTCTATCCCCGCCGACAGGACAGTCGGCGTTGGCAGATCGGCGGCTGACGACCTGACCACCACCGTAAACGCAACACCCATAAAGGAGGCCACAATGGCTGAATTTGATATGGATGCGGTCAAGGCCGAAGCCGCCCGCACCGCCTCGAAGGAAACTGCGGAGATGTTCCGTCTCGCCGCAGCCCACAACAAGCGTGAACTGGCTGACAAGGCCGTCGCCGCTGGCCGCTCTCTGGCAGAGTTCCGTGGTGAACTTCTGGAAGCCATCGGCAACAAGCCCTTGGACACGCAGGACGTTGGCATGACCGCCAAGGAAGTCCGCAAGTTCTCGCTGATGACCGCAATCCGTGCGATGGCTAACCCCACCGACCGCCGCGCTCAGGAAGAAGCCCGCTTCGAGTTTGAAGCTTCGGCTGCTGCTCAACGTGCAAACGGCACTGAGGCTCGTGGTCTGATGATCCCGACCGA